GCCATTCAGATTACCTTGTTACTTTTGCGATACCCTAGTCACAGACAAGGGGATTAGTCTCACAGAAACTAACTATTTTTGAGCCTCTTGCTTGAGCACTGCTGCAAGCTGTGGGTCTTGTTCTGATAATATCATTTGTTGAGTCAGATTGCCCGTTTTCCAAGGGTTTACTTGACCTCCACCAGTATTTGCCACGGGACTTGGTTTTGCTCCCATTCCAGCAGACGAACTTGGCTTAAAATGATGTTCCCAACCACTACCAGGGTTTTTGAGACTTGTGAGATAGTTAGTAAGATTTTGTTCTACGCCACCATTTAATACAACTACTTCTCCGTTAGCGTTTTTTTGTAACTTTCCTTGTAACAATGCCAAAGTCTGTTCCGCATTTATCGCTCCAAGATTACTAATAGCTGCAAGTGCTGTTGTTTTTGTAGATGCAACTTCATTAGAAGTTTTTAAATCTTCTAATTGTTGAGACAAACTAGAAATCTGTTGATCTTTTTCTTGTGCGGTTTTATTAGCTTCCTCCCAAAGAGTTTTCCATTGTCCTTGTTCTTCTAAATCTTTGGTACGTTTTTCTTCTTTTTGTTTATAAACTTCATCGAGTTTACCTTTGATGCCTTTAAATTTTTCTTCTGCTTCAGCAGCTTCTTTACGAGCAGCAGCTAATTTTGCTTCATATTCTGCTTTTACAGAACTGAGATCG